TGACAGCATGTGGTAATACAGATCAGCATTGCTATTAATCTCAAGAATCACGCCAGTACCATTGTTCACGCGCTGTCTTAAAGTTGCTTCCAGCTTGCGAACAAAATCACTGTGCAAGTGATGTGACTCACTCGCGATGTTGTATAAAGATCCGGTCTGACCTGCATCCAAAACCAAATTGAAAGGCTTCTCTTTATACAGCTGATCAATGATGAAGTTGGCCACAGCAATGTTTGTTTGTTGAATTTCAGTCATTCCTCACCTCCAACACTGAACAACCACAACAAGTACAGATGAGGAAATAAGCAGAAAACCAATAAAAATAAACCTAGTAAAATAAAGAATATGTTCTCAGTCATTGGCTTGCTCCTTATGTTCAGTGCGAATATCAACACCACAAAAAGGGCAGTGATTCAAAACCACACGGTTTTTCTTAAATCGACCTGCAACAATTTGAAGTCGGACAGAATTTATTTCACGATGACTCATGCGCTGTGCTTGAATATCACCATATTCATTGCGAGTGACTTCACTTAAGGCATCGCACATATTTAGCCAGTTCCCTGTATTTACGCATTTATCAGTCATTGGCTGGCTCCTGTGCTTCAATCATGGCTTTATAATCACGCCAAAATTCCCACTTTTTAGATTTGACCTGATCCTTATATGATTGCTCCGCAATTTCACTCCAAACCGGATCATTCTCGTGTCTTGGCTTATCGATGCGATCAATCGCCATTTTTTCCGCAATCTGCTCAGGCAACTCTTTCTTAACCAAAACAAACCCTTCCGGCACCGCTTGGGCTTTCCAACTATCAAATCCGCTGATCTCCTTAACCACATCATCCATATCTACAATCATGTGGCCATGTTCATCATGGTAATACTGGTGTCCTGCAATCCTTTCTTGCAGCTCACCTAGGTCCGGCACCGCTTGGGCTTTGGCTGCTTGCCATGCTTCCCATTCTTTATCCAAAGTCATTGACTTATATGAGCCATCAGAAAAACGCTCTATGCTTCTACCATTTGAACCAACCCAAGCCTCAAAAACTTCTCTTTCTTTTTGAATATCCATCACGCCACCTCATCATCTAAAAAGGTAGTTTCATCCCACCAATTAGGGTTTTCTTGCAAGTATTTAGAATGTTCATCAGCAGAAAGATCCCATTCCTCAAGAGTGACCGCTTCAGCAATGCATTCACCAACTGTTTCAAATGCCTCAATAGCCTCTTTACGCAAGCGCTGAACAACTTGCTCACCCAATTCTTTTGATGGAACAGGGTATAAAATTTCTTCTGAATCAGGTTCTTCAGGAATATTGACTGCCCATAATTTGTTATCTTCCATCACACCACCTTCTTTAATTTTCATGCTGCCACCTTCTGCAGATCCAATTCAGCAATGATCTGATCAATTTTTTGATTAAACCGAATCACTGACTGCTCAATACCTGCGATATCCAAGTCCTCTGCATTCACCCGAATAACCACCAGTTGCAAATGCTCAGGCAGGCGAGGGTCATAGCTCACAAAGTCACACCACTTGCGACGAGTACAAGCCAATTGCCAGGTGATCTGTGGCACATATTCAGCAGGTACTTCTTTAGTCAAAATAGTATTTAAGTGAGTTTGCGAGCTTGGACATTTAGCCTCGATTTGCCCATCTTTACCCACCAACCCATCAGGACTAGCACCACTCATTTTGATAACCGGGTGATCAATCAGACCTGTTCCAACTACAAAATTACCGGTTTCATTTTCATAGGCAGCAATCGCATAAGGCTCTTGATCAATACCCCATTGCATTAGGCTTGTGGTTTTAGTTTCCTCCTGAACGCCAGTAAGGCGCTCAGTCAGAATAGTTAAGGTTAGGGCATTGTGTGCTTTGCCTTTCATGGGTTTGGCATCAATATCCTTGATTCGGCTTGCAGTGATTTTTCCGCACCGGTCTGCATGCCAGTCTTCACTACGCTGGTGAATGGTCATAGGTTTCTCCTTGGCGTGATAAGGCTTGATCTGCAAGTTCAGCAACTTGTTTTAAAGCAACTGAATGAGTGGTCCAGAAAATACGTTTATGTTCACTCTTAGGTAGGCTTGCATACACCGCTTGCAATCGCTCAGATCCATACTGCGCTTCATTCTGGAAGCTAGGTAAATGCTCGGCCTCAAAAGCCAGGTAATCAGCATTATTTTCAGCAGGACTTACATCCATCATTGGCGCGTGATCCAGTAACTCATCTTCCGTATACACGCCCAGAATCACATCAGGGAAGTGCAGTCGGGCCAGCTTCTTAGTTGCCAAATATGCGATTTGCTGCTTCGGATCGTTCACCCATAAAGGTGAATTGCGCACAGTACCAACCTGAGCAAACGAAACATCAAGTACACGTGGCTCTGATTCACCTTTGATGGTCACCCAAACCCGAACACCAATATCATGTGCTTTACATTCTTTGCCATTTACCTTCGACCAGTCGCCATACCAATCAAAATTAGGACGACCAACAATAGGGGCTTTGGCAATGATTACTGCATTTACAAGTTGAGCTTCATAACCCAGATTACCATTTACCAAGTGAGTTTTTTGAGCCACAGCAAACGGGTTCATGCCCCATTGCATGGCCTGCATGGTTACCGCCAAGCAGTCACCTGAATTGCCTTGCAGGTGCTTTGGTACAGTGATAACGGCCTTACACATGAAGTCAGCAAAGGCGACCATGTTTTGCATTGCAGCTGGATCTAAAACAAGATTCGATGTTTGCGCATTTACTGGCAGCGCTGGCGCATGTTGTACTGGTGCATTCATCTCAAACCACCTCTTCAAATAGTTGTTCCGCGTACTCATTCACAAGACGCTGTAATTCTTTAATCTGCTCATCCGTCAGCGCAAATGTCTGACCTTCCTCAGCTTCAAAGTTCCAAACATCCAGCAAGGTCACAGGCGTATCCTTCACCACCAGCCAAGAATCAATATCTACTGGCTCGGCATATCGCATATCACCATTCGAGCTACGCATTTGCGTCATCGTGTGAGGTAATACAACCATTGAACAATCAGCCGTTGCCCACAGGTTTTCACCAATCTGGCGATATAAACCAAACGTCAGCACGTTATCTTCAATCGAAATATCCAGATCCACCTGAAAGCTCGGCAGGTCTGAAAAGTACAAATCACGGGTGAAATCTTCATTTACCTTGCAGTCAGTTACTCGGGTGCTATGACCATCACGGCACAGGAATAAAGACTGGTTGCCGATGTGGTTGATAGGACGCATTGCCGCACCACATCCACAGAATTGAGCGTAAGTGTTCATGCAAGCCCCCAGTTCTTATATTGTTCACGACGTTCTTTTGATGCTTTATCCACACCAAGCCATTCCGCGAACGTGCAACAAGTATCCGCATCAAGGTATTCTTGATAGCGCTTTTGACCTGCAGTCATTTTGCGAACCTTGCCTATACCTTGATATTCAACACGCCATGTTGGATGGTAATTAGCTGTCTGGTAAGGTTTTAAATGATCAGGATTCACAACAATGTAAGCGCCATGAGTGCCAACAATAACTCCAGGCTCACCATCAATAATCACTCGACGGCCAACACAAGCATTTACGCCATAGGATTTGTTGATATATTCGAAGCTCACTTCACACCCCCAGCAATCGCAGTATTAATCTTTTCAATCTCATAACGATCAACATAGGCATTAACCGCTTCCTCATGACGTACGACATTGAGAATGTCTAGGAACTCGACTGAGCCATCATCCAGTGCATACTCGACATAGATGCTGTAATCATCAGCTTTGACAGTAGCAACACAGATCTGATTGCAATTCACGCTTTGAACTTCGTATTGCTTTGCAGCGATATTGATTTGCGGATCTGCTAATTCATCAGCAGTTTTAGCTGGTTGGAAAGCGTAAGCTACTGCTATCCCCGCGCTGATTGATGCTGCAATGAATGCAGACTTGAGAATATTGAATTTAGTTGTCATACTTATCTCACTCACAGGTTGGTTGTGGGTCATGCCTCAAGTAGTTCCAGCTACGTTGGGGCTTTTCTTTGTTTCGATGAAATTAATATAACTTAAGTTATAAAGAAGTGTCAATAACATAGAGAATATTATTTATAATATTTGTTATAACAGTTGTAATAAAAAAGGCGCTACATGAGCGCCTTTATAATTTAAGGTGTTTACATTGATCCGCCTTTCCAGCAGATGCGACCCTCAATTTCTATTTTTTCTTTAATTTCTTCTAGTGAAAGTATGATGTCTGGATACTGAACCTTGTCTGGATTGTCCGATCTGATTACCCAGTGCGTCACCATATTAATAAGGCGCTTCACATAATATTGCTCATCAATACATAGGAAATAAACCTTATTCGATTTCGGTATGTTGTCATGAGGATTAACTAAAAGCACCTGACCATCCTCAATAGAAGGGTACATACTTTCGCCTTTCGCATAGATTACACGCAGATCGTCTGGGTTAGGCAAGCCTTGCTCTCTGATCCACTGTCGGCTAAATACCAGACCACCCTTAACTTCCACGCTATCTATGATAGAACCGCCACCACATGAGCCATAAATATCAAATTGAGGAACAAGGACATATTCATCAACGCTTGGCTTTTCACCTGGATTTTCACCACCGACTATAACAAAGTCATTAAGGCTTCCAGATTGTTTCTTTATATATTCTTTCCCATAGATCAGGTAATCCACTGAGGTATTTAAAGCCTTCGCTACCTGAGCAATATATTTTGAGTTATCAGTCTCATTATTCTCAATTTTAGAGATAGCGGCTTGCGACACCTCTGACTTTTTAGCTAGTGCCGATTGTGACAATCCCAATCTAGTGCGCGCTTCTCTAACACGATCACCACAAGTTAAACCAACCATAAGAAGACTCATAACAAATAATTACCTGTGTAATAATTTAACGTAATTTAAAATAACATGGATTATTGACTTGTCAAAACAAAAGTTATAAATTATAACCTAAGTTATAAGGAAGGTCGTTCTATGAATTGGGAATCGATTATTAATCAACTGTTGGAAAAGATGACCCAAAAGGAATTAGCGGCTTTGGCTGGCTGTTCTCAGCCGTTTATTTCTTTGCTGTCATCTGGTCAGCGAAAGAATGTGGATTATGAAACAGGGCAGAAGCTTATTTCTCTTTGTGTAATCCATGAAGTTGAAACCACCAGAAACGAGAAAGCCCCAGCTACCGCAAATAGCTAGGGCTTTTGTGTCTAAATCCTAGGAGATTCAAACATGAATATGATGACACAATTTAATCATAATCAACAGAGCATGACAAGCCTTGATATTTCAGAGCTTTGTCAAAAACGTCATGACAGTGTTAAGCGCACTATCGAGATTTTGTCTGCCAAAACAGAAAAACGTGAAGCTGTAATAGCATGCCCACACAGTGTGGTTGTGCAAAAGGAGGCTAATAACCGAATTTACGATGTTGAGGTTTATGTTTTCTCTGGCGAACAAGGCAAATTAGATTCAATCACTGTGGTCGCTCAACTCTGCCCAGAGTTTACCGCAGCACTGGTAAAGCGCTGGTATGAACTAGAAAACCAAAACGCTGTACAACTTCCCCAAACTTTTGCAGAAGCCCTTCAGCTGGCAGCAGATCAGGCGCGTCAATTAGAGCTTGCAGCACCTAAAGTTCAGTACTTTGACCGTGTTGCCGACACTAAAAATCTTTTAAATGCCTCTCAGGTGGGTAAAAAGGTCGGCATGTCGGCCGTAAAACTCAATCAATACCTTGCTGATATGGGCGTTTATGACCGTCGTATCGCTGGGCGCACCTTTGCCCAGTGGTTTATCGACAAAGGTTATGGCGAAGTCAAGCAAACAGAACAAGGCTACCCACAATCCAAATTCACCAACAAAGGTGAACAGTGGGTAATTGAGCAGCTTGTGAGTGAGGGGGTGGTGGCATGAAAATTTTTACCATTCTAGTCACACATGGTGATTATGAAATTGATTGGGTTGAGATTCTTGGTGTATTTCGATTAGGGCAGTTTGAGCGCTTTATTGAATTAATCAAAAAAAATATGCTGAGTGATGAGCAGAAAAAATTCTTTACCGAGAAGCATATTGATTTTGATAAGTGGGAGCAGGAGTTTCTTAAGGTTACTAATGCTTTGAACCTGAAGAATAATAAAACATGGGTCGATGGTATTTCACCGTATCTGAAAACCACATTTGCTAAAACCCTGTTTAAAGATTTTGAAGACTTTGAGATTGAGTGCCACTGGTTGAGCGGAGGTGCAGCATGAGTAGTTTTATCTCTAACGCCTTCATGCTCCCTAATGACCTGATCGACAAAGGTTATATGGCTCTTATGAAAGGCCCAGCATTGGCTTGTTATATCTTCATTGTCCGTAAAACTCGTGGGTGGAATAAGGCTGACGACAGTATCAGTTTGTCTCAACTTGTTAGTGGCACTGGGTATGGTAGGGATGCGGTTTTATCTGGTGTGGACAAGCTTGTTGAAATGGGTGTTATTGAGCGCAAATCCTTCGCAAACCAACCTGCAAAATATGTTTTAACTGACAGTATTTTTGCAGTCGGAAATATCGACTGCGGAAAAACCGCAGGCGGAAATATCGACGGGGGAGTCGGAAATATCGACGGCACGCAGTCGGAAATATCGACCCACAATAACAACTCAAAAACAACTATTACAAAAGCAAATATATATAAGGAGAAATTCAACTTTGCTAACGCTCTGGTTTCTCAAGGAGCAGACCAAAAGCTTATCTCTGAATACATGGAAGTTCGCAAAGCGAAGAAAGCTGTTAATTCAGAAACAGCATTCAAGTCTCTTATCTCTGAACAACAAAAATCTGGTCTCACTTTAAATCAGGTCCTTGAACACTGTGTTGTGAACTCGTGGAAGGGATTTAAGGCGGAGTGGGTGAAAACTCAAAACCAACCTGCTCAACAAAACAAACCTCATCGCTTTGGACAAGGCTTTGCTCAGCCACAAATGAAGGATGTGAACTAATGAACAGTATTCAGTTATTTCAAAATGCCTTCGCTGTGGATTTTCCAGTTGAAGTGGCGGATCAGGTATTGGGTCGTATACAGCAACTTTACGGTGCTGAGTTTGACAAGAAGTTTGGATCCATTGATCCAGTTCAATTACAGCAAACCACTTGCACTGTTTTGAATGGTCTTACGCCTAAAGATATTAAGCGCGGTTTGGATCGCATGTTAACTGAGAAATGGTGTCCATCGCTACCAGAATTCCGTAGCTGGTGTATTGCGGCTGACTGGTGGACTGCTGATCAGGCTTGGGCAAAAGCAATGAACTTTGAAGCAGACCCATCAAAACCGATCACAGCTCTTGCTAAATGCGCTTTAGATGAAGTTCGCCATATCTTGGATGTGGAGGGGCAAAAAGCGGCTCACAGAGCATTTAAGGACATTTACGAGGACTATCTGCAAAAAGCGAAAGATCAAGGGCGTACCCAGGAGTTTTGGAAAAAGCCGGAAGTTAAAGCGATTGGTCATAACTATGCACCGAGAGCTGGTGTGCCGTGTCCGCCTGAATTGGCTGCGATGGTTAAGCGTGTTGGTAAAAGCGCAGGGGGTGCGGCGTGAAAATGAATCATCCTCTTATCCGGTACCACGGTGGAAAGTTTCGTTTAGCTGATTGGATTATTAGCCACTTTCCTAAACATGAAACCTATGTAGAGCCTTTTGGTGGTGGTGCTTCAATCTTGCTTAGCAAAATGCCGAGTGGTACCGAGATTTATAACGACCTTGATTCTGAAGTGGTGAATTTCTTTAAGGTGCTTCGGTGTGAATCAAAGCGAATGAAGTTAATTGAGCAACTTGAATTAACCCCATATGCAAGGAATGAATTTGTTGATGCTTATGGCCACACTGAATGTGAAATTGAAAAAGCTAGAAGATTAGTAATTCGTGCACAGATGGGCTTTGGATCTGCGGGAGCTACTAAGGGTAAAACAGGCTTTAGGGCAACTGGCGGTAGAGACAAACCCTATGAGTCTAAGCTTTGGGATGAATACCCATTAAGACTTATTCAGGCAGCTAAAAGACTTAAGTCTGTATATATCGAAAATGATGATGCATTGCGAATTATCCAGCAATACGACTCACCAGAAACCCTATTTTTTATAGATCCACCATACCTCTGCAGTACTCGTGATTCTGGTACCAAGGCATATCGCCATGATTTAACAGATGAGCAGCATATTCAGCTATTGGATCTCATTCTCTCATTAAAGGGCAAGGTGATTTTATGTGGGTACCACAGCGATCTATATGACTTGAAATTAAAAAGCTGGAAAAAGCTTACCAAGTTTACACAGGCTTCAGGTGCTAATGGTGGTGTGACACGTGAGGAAATACTTTGGATCAATCCTCAGGCAGAAAAACAAGGTGATTTATTCGGGGGTGCAGCGTGAGAAAAGAAGCAGACCGTACATACATTAATTTAATGATTATGCGCACTTTGGCCACCACCAGAGGCCGCGTTTCGATCCAGCAAATTCATGACTCCATTGAGCCGAAAATGGGTATCTCAATTCGCAGTGTTCAGCGATACATGAACCGGCTGGAATTTTGGGGATTGGTCAAATGTGATGGAGCACATCCAAAGGGATTCTCTCTCACACTTCATGCAGAAGAATTTATCAAAGATATGGCGCAGGGAGCAGCAGCATGAATTTAATCGAAAAATTGGGATTGGAAAAGTGTAAGCAGATTGTGGATGGGGCGCCTGAGCATTCATACGCAGTAGTTCCTTGCGCAGATGGTGAAATGTATTTCGCTCAAAGAGAGGATGGTAAGTGGTTTCGATACAGTGACGGCTATCAAAAGTGGCTTGAATATTGGGGTAAGTGCGATCCGATGGATGTGGCAATCAAACTGACCGATCTTAAATCTGAAATTGACCATCACTATTACGGTCGCAGCGAAGCGGAAGAATTGGCTGCCTATGCAGAGCTGAGCCAGGAAAAAATTGAAGGTGGCGCAATGCTGATCGGGGATTTCAGTAAGGTTCGAGAGCGAATTCAATCTGTGTTTGATGATGATGGGGCCGACTACGTGACTGATATCAAGAATCATATCAGCCCAACTACAGTGGTGATTGAGAGATGAGTGAATTTGAAAAGTGGCTAGAAGAAAACTATCCAATTGCTGGTTTGGATATGTGTGAAAAAGAAGGTGATCGATACACCCACAAACCTACAAGAAACATGCATGACGCATATCTGGCTGGCCAGCAAACCAAAGAAGCGGCCATTCAGGAAATGGATGAAGTAATCAAGCTTCAGGATGCTGACTTGCGGAAGTATGAGAAGCAGATTGAGGGGCTGAAAGAGCAGCTCAACAACATGGAGGCTTGTTATATCGAGAAGAAGAAGGAGGTTGAGGAGTTGCAGGGTAAATCTCGGTGTATCAAGAGTCTGGTTGAGCAAAGAAACCTTGCTGAAAACATGCTTCGGAAAATTTCGGTAGCAGCTCAAAAGAAGTTGCCGACATTTGGTGCAGCACTTCGTTTCAATAATGAGGTGAAAGAGATTCTGCGGGGTGCCAATGACTAATCTCCGTATCACCGCAGCGCAGGCACGAAAAGCCGGTATTGGCCCTCGATTTGGTGTAACAGCCAAGTCGGGGAAGAAGAAATCCAATCCAGATCCAATGCCAAAGGTTCCGGCTCATCTGGTCGAAGGGAAAGGATTTGGTGTGATGAATGATGAATTGCTCTGGTGTGAGGTTTTAATCACACCTCCTTCGGTAAATCACTATTGGATTCGTGGGGCCAACAAGACCAATCGATTAAGTAAGCGTGCAATCCACTTTATTGACGTTATGAAGCGTTTTATTGAGCCGGCAGGGTATCAGGGCAGAGTTCGCGTAAAGATCGAATACGCGCCACCTGATGCGAAAATACGCGACATCGATAACATCGTTAAGCCTTACTTTGATGCTTTGTCGAAAGGTGGGTTGATTCTGGATGATTCCCAGGTGGATGAATTGCTCGTGAAGCGGTTGCCATCAGAAAAAGGCGGGAAGCTGATTATTCAAGTTGAAAAGTTAAGGGTTTGAGGGGTGAGCCATGAAACTTAAATTAGAAATAGATGTGCCTGATTTTAATTGGGTTGATGTACCAACAGCATATTGGACGCCAATTGTTGAAGTTAAGGAAAAACTTCATGTGGAATTGATTAAGGATTTAATTGAATACCTTCAGCGCCTACCAGATCGACACTGGATAATTGAAGCAGATCATCAGCATGTCCGTCATCCATTTTGCCGTGAGCTTGTTCGGGATCGGTTGCGATTTATTCCTGAAAATCAAATTTGGTGGGTAGGAGAAAAGCTAAGTCACTTCTTGATGGGATTTCGAGAGGGCACTGGACAAGACTTTGATAATTACACTTTCAAGCACAGGGTTTTATCAAATGGAAAAAAGATCCAATTCAAAACATTTTCAATGATGTTTGATACCGAAGAAGAAGCACTGCGACATATAGCAAAAATTTACACCAGCCGCGATGGCTTCGATTTCGAAAAGATTTAAGAGGGAATAGGGATGAATGCGATGGTTAAGGCGGAAGTGATGGATTGGGATCGTTTTAGTATTGAAGATTGGCTTAAGCAGTATGGGGCATACATCCAGATTTCACGTATGAAGTCAGGTCATGAGCCGGACTCACTTGGGGTAAATCAGATTTACTGGCTGATTCTTGAAAATAACAAAGGGGTGGCACCACGTAAGGATCAGGTTATTTGCCAGATTAATGATTTTGAGGCTGAGCAGGTGCGGAAGTTGATTGTGGATTTTAATAAGTCGAGTTCGGTTTGTGCTTCGGCAAAGGTAGCGGTTGAGATCTTTATTGATAAATGCGTACGTGGGATGTCGTTGCGTCAGTTGGCACATGAACGAGGCATGGGCAAGACTTCGATTGAAGGGATGGTATATGCTGGAAAATTCTATTTAGCAGGCCATGATAAGCGCTTGAAATTAGATTGATTAAGTATTTGACTGTCCGGACAGGATATGGCATATTTCTGTTATAGTGATCGAAGTGTACGTTAAAGCACTAGATTGATTTAAAAGCTCGCCAAATGGTGGGCTTTTTGCATTATGGCGGTTCCTATTAATTTCTAATGGTTTTTAAATTAATGCCGCCACCCAGATTTTACATACATCAAAGCTCGCCAAATGGTGGGCTTTTTTATTGCCCTGAGAAATATTAGTGTAATCATATCAAATTAAAATGCTTAATTAACCAGGAAGGAATCTTGCTTAGTTCGACAAAGTTAATGACATTATTTCAGCAATGAATATTATAAATTTATGTTTCATAAGTGAAAATAACTGATATTTCTTGCGACATGATTGCTTGATTGTCCAGGAGTAAAATTATGCTTAGATTACTGATGTGTTTATTCGGCTTCCACGGTGCGACTAAGGTTGACTACACAATTGATGATGAAGAAATCAAGGTGTGTCGTGATTGTTTGAAAGAAGTGAAGCAGGATCACTCATGAGAATGGATCGTGTTTTGTTTTCTTTGCTTCAAGGTAAGCTAAAGTCGAGGCTACAAGTAGCAATACTCCAATTACTATGAAAAATGCATCTCCGGTATAAAACCCAACTCCAAAAGCAATAACACCTGCAGCAAGTAATAATACAGAGAGTACCAGTAAAAAAATGTATTTCATGACTTGCATCGCATTAAAGTAATAATTGAATTAACTTTAAAGTGATATTGTTAACATTACATTAACAAAGTGTTATTTTTTCGAACATATTACGTTAAACAAAACCCCTCGCATTCTAGATGTTAAGGGGTTTTTCTTTTCTTATTGGTGGTGAATGTGAATGAAGGCTGCAATATCTGAAGGTTGGGATGGGTTATGGATACAGTAGAAGCAAAACGGAATTTAGAAGTACTCGAAAGAAACCGCAGTCGATTAATGAATTACAACCATTTGTATTCAAGCTATGCATTTAAAGAAATGTGTGGTGCTGAACTTCGCAAAGTGAATAAGCAGATTGCAGGCATAGAAGAACAGTTAAATGCGCAACCCCAAAAGACTCGCAGAAATCAGAAAGCTGCCATGCATTCGGTGTGGTAATCCTAATAGCCAGGCTGCTCATTCAAATAGTGCCAAGCATGGTAAGGGTAGATCGATTAAGGCTAGTGATGAGTTCACAGTACCGCTATGTCATTCCTGTCACTTCAGGTTCGATACCTTTCAATTAGGTAATCGGACAGAGAGTGAAGCCATGTTTGATCAGTGGTTGGTGAAAGTGAATCGAATGTTGAATCAAACAGACAAAGAGATTTTTTAAACCGAAAGGGCGCTAAGGCGCTCTTTTTTATTGCAAGTAGAAACAGGAGAAACAGAAATGTTTACAGTAAAACTTATCCAAAATGGTGTTACTTCGGTAACCGAGTTAAAAGATATCGTGATTGCTCGACAGGGTTCGGAATCATGGGATGAAGATTGGGATATGGCTAAAGCTTATAACAGCGAGGCGCCTGACTTAATCGAGTGTTATTGCACACCAGATCCACAAGACAATAAGTTGATGAATGAATACACCAATGTTGTTGATCGTGAGGGTGTGAGTGGTGTTGCAAAAGAGCAATGCATTGGCATTCTTTGTCTCAATGAGACTTGTCAGATCGCTCCAGCTATTCCAGAAAAAGGAAGTGATGGTTTTGGCTTTGCCAAGTTGTTTTTATACAAAGGCGATCAGCTGTATGTGACCAATCGATATGGCGCAACAGTAGAAATCGTGAAGTAATTTTAAGGGTGGATAGGAAATGCAAAAAGCCGTGTTTCCTATCCAGTCGCATGCTGACATCACCAAAGCCATTAACTACATGCATACCAATTACACTCAAGCGATTAATGAGGGTAAGCCGTTGGTGGTGAGGATTAATCAAACACCAGATGAAAGATCGGCAGCGCAGAACAGACTTTACTGGAAATGGATCGGTGAGATTAGAAGAAAGACTGGTCAGGATGAAAACTCACTCCATTACGAGTTCAAGAAGAAATTCCTGATTTATATCTACCGTCGAGATGACCAGCAGTTTGCTGAAATGTGTCATGCCATTGCTAAGGTAAAGCAAACCGAACCAGATGAGTATAAGGCTATCGGTGAACAGGTCATCAGGCTTTGCAGTACAACCAAGGCGACAGTTAAGCAAATGACCGAGTATTTGAATTATGTGCATGACTTTGCTGTGACTCAGTTGCATGTGCATTTGACTGTGCCGGATGATTTGAAGTGGTGTTATCAGGAGTAGGTTAATGACATGCCAAGGCTGTGAAGCAAGACGTGAATGGATAAGGAAGCAAAGTGAACGAGCAAAAGAACGAATGCGGTTGTGTATCGAACGACTTACTTCTAAAGCTAATCGAGCAGAACAACCAACTAATAAACCAAGTGGCCCAAGTCATCCAGATCAACAATGAACAGAATGCTCAGATCAATGAGCTATTGATTCAGTTGGAAAGTGGTGATGATGAGAAGCCGAAGTCACAGTATTTGGATGGGTAGGATATGAAACTACCCAGACTGCAAAGCAAACTACAGGCGATGACACCGAAGGCACCGAGACCACCTAAGAATAATTGGGGTCAAGGTCGTGGTGGTAGACCGTGGCGCAGACTTAAGCAGAAGATTCATACACGTGATGAGTGGACCTGCTGTTCATGTGGTCGTGTGACTATGGAGCTTGAGTTGGACCATATCGTTAATGTGGCTCAAGGCGGTACGGATGATGAAGCTAACCTTCAGTCGTTGTGTGTGCCATGTCATAAGAAGAAGACGAGCAAGGAGAGTCGAGTATGACTGAGAAAACTATTGAAGATATGGCGCATGACTATCTTGTCGCATCATTACAGGCCGGCAAGGTCATTCAGCGCGAAGATATAGAGAATTACTGCAAGATGGCAGCCCAGTTAAAAGGTGTGGCGAAGGTTGTGCAGAGAGATGTTCAGGAAGATGATCGTCGTCGCAGATGGTAGGGGGGGGAGTCAAAAAGTTTGAAACCCTGAGCCAGCGGACACCGCCGCCCATCCCACGCATAAAAAAATTTCCCATTTCAGCAAAAGTTAAAGCGAAAAGTTAAAGGTTAACCAATGGCACTAAGCGAAAAAATGAAAAAGTTTGCTCAGGCCGTTGTTGACGGCTTAAGCAACAAAGAAGCTGCAATTTCAGCAGGTTATGCAGAAAAGACAGCATCACAGGCAGGGTCAAAACTAAGAAAAGATCCTGAGATTATTGTCTACATTGAAAAGTTAAAGGCTGATAAAGAAGGCCGAAGTTTAACTTCTGAAAAACCGAAAGTTAAAACGATCAGCACTCATGAAGATGACAACCCTTTGGATGATGAGGATTATGCAAAGGATGATCCACTGCAATTCCTGATTGATGTCATGAATAAGAGTGACGATATGTTCTTGCGTTTCAATGCCGCAAAAGCTGCTTTGCCTTATGTACACGGCAAGGTTGCTGAAAAAGGCAAGAAAGAAACTAAAGCCGATGAAGCCAAAAAAGCCACTCAAGGCGGGAAGTTTGGAACACTGGGTTCACAATTGAGAAGTTGATGTATAATATAGAATCAAAACTTCTGGATAAAAACTATGAACACAATGGACCACCCAGATTTTAATGTAGAAAAATTTGCAGAAAGATTTGCAAAGGCTAACTTTCCTAGAATGTTTGAATTTGAGTTGATTAATAATCAGCAAAATGAAGAATATCTGGTAGCGGATGAAGTTACCTGTAAAGGCAGAGGGCGGGATATCCGTGATTTCATCGACAAACCCTAAATAAATAGAAGTTTATGCACAAATAAGCCGCCCATCGAGGCGGTTTTTTAATGCACCAGTTTTGGATGAATCCGTAGGCGATACGGTGAGAGAGAAAGCAATGTCCTGAACCAGTATGGGGATGCGTAGCCAGGTTTTCGAATGTACCACTAAACATCGGCTTATCTCAGCCATACAAGCAAGGGTTCGCAACTTGCCATCCAAGTTTAATAGGTAACTTATGTCAGCAATGCTCCCAACCTGGACAACAGCGTGCCCAGATTGGGCGTTACGCATTGTCAACAAAGAATCCATGATGCCGTGTGAGCCGCTTTTTCCAGAAGTGGCTGATGTGGCAGAGCGGATTTTTAAAGAATTAATCTTGGTCGATGTGATGGGTAGCCCAAAAATGGGCGAAGTCACATTGCCATGGGTAATTGAATTTGTCCGGGCAATCTTTGGTGCCTACGATCCAGAGCAGAAGAAGCGTTTGATTCGTGAATTCTTCCTGCTGATCTCCAAGAAAAACACCAAGTCGACAATTGCAGCTGGAATCATGATGGTGGCCTTGATCTTAAATGATCGTATGTCGGCTGAGCTTATTCTGTTGGCGCCCACAAAAGAGGTCGCGGACAATAGTTTTAATCCAATTCGAGACTTCATTCGAGCAGATCCTGAGCTTCAGGAAATGTTCAATGTCTCCGAGCACACCAAAACAGTCACTCACTTGGGTACAAATGCGACCTTAAAAGTGATTGCTGCGGAAAGTAATGCTGCAGCAGGCAAAAAGGCTTCAATTATCCTGATCGATGAGGTTTGGCTTTTTGGTAAAAGATCAAACGCTGAATCAATGTTTCGTGAGGCGAAAGGTGGTCTGGCATCACGGCCTGAAGGCTGTGTGATTTACCTGTCCACCATGTCAGATGAAACGCCATGCGGTGTATTTAAGCAGTTGCTGGACTATGCTCGTGATATTCGGGATGGTGTAAAGGTCAATCCTCAGTTCTTGCCGCTAATCTACGAGTTTCCTGAGTGGATGCTTGAGGCAGGTGAACACTTAAAGCCTGAAAACTTTTATGTCACCAACCCAAACTTAGGTGCATCGGTTGATCTTGATTACCTGATTAACGAATTTGAGAAGGTTAAGGATGCTGGTGAAGAATCGCTGCGTGACTTTCTCGCAAAACACTTAAACGTACCAATTGGCCTAAACCTACGCGCAAACCGCTGGGCCGGTGCTGAATATTGGCTTCAACAGGCTAGAGACACTATCACGCTGGATCGACTGATTGAGAAATCAGAGTTAATCACACTAGGTGTGGATGGAGGTGGGTTAGATGATCTCTTGGGGTTTAGCGCCTTAGGCAGGCTAAAAGGAAATTCTCGAATCTGGTGGCTCTGGAATCATGCTTGGTGTAATAAGACTGCAGTCGAGAGACGTAAAGAGAATGCTCCAAAGTACGCTGACTACGAAAAAGAAGGTAGTTTGACGATTGTTGAGCGTGTGGGTGATGACATTGATCAGTTGGCGGCCATTGCTAAGAAGATTTTTGATTCTGGCAAGCTTGACAAAATCGGCCTAGATCCACAAGGGCTTGGCGGTCTACTGGATGGCCTGCTTAGTGCTGACATTCCTGAAGATAAGCTTATTGCGGTCCAGCAGGGCTTTAAGTTGATGGGCTATATCCTCACTACAGAACGAAAACTTGCCGAAGGCAATCTCTACCATGCTGGACAGGGATTAATGACTTGGTGTGTTGGTAATGCACGTGCAGTAATGAAGGGTAATGGCATGATGATCACCAAACAGGAATCAGGTGTCGGGAAAATTGACCCATTGATTGCGACGTTTAATGCCGTTGCACTTATGAGCCTTGCACCGGATGTTTCAGAAAAGGAATATAATGTATTTTTCATATGAAAATTGGTTTATAATTAAATAGATAGATAGAGCGACGGTTTGAAAAGGGGTTAACCTGACCCCCTTCTATCAATCCTCATTAGGTGATTTTGATAGAGGTATCAAAATGTCTAAAAAACTAACATTAGAAGATTTTTTAAGTAAAGCAAAGTTGATTCACGGCACGAAATACGATTACTCAAATACTGTTATTGGAACAGCTACAGATAAGGTTGACATCATATGTCCCGAACATGGCGCTTTTCAACAACAGGCAAATGTTCATTACGGTGGTTCTGGCTGCCCAAAATGTGCAAAGAATATAAAAATCCCAGTAGATGAGCTAAAGGTTATTTTAAGTGCGGTTCATGGGGGGAAATATCAGTATCCTTTTACCTCTTACAAAAATAACAAAGATAAGATCTCTATAGAATGCTCTGAGCATGGTGTTTTTGATCAAGCTATCTCTGATCACAAGGCTGGAAAAGGTTGTTTTAAATGCGCTAAAAAGGCTACAGGTCAGAAAAAAAGAACCCACGCTGATCAGTTTTTTAAAAAGTGTTTTGATAAACATGGTGATAAGTATAATTACAGCCTTGCCAAATACAGAACAAATAGAGATGAGTTAATTATTATTTGTCCTGAGCATGGGGTTTTTAAGCAAAAAGCAGCGAATCACCTAAAAAGCGGATGTTTAAAATGTGGCAAACAATTATCTGGATGGAGAAGAAGCGACTTTATTAAGCTTTCCACAACTTACCATGATGGCAACTCCAATCTTTACATTGTAAGACTCTCGAAAGATAACGAGGTCTTTTACAAGGTGGGCATAAGCAACCATACAACCTCACATCGATTCAGGGGTTCCAATACACCTTACAATATTGAAGAAGTTGAGCTAATTAGATCGAATGCAGGCTTTATCTGGGATATGGAAAAGCAAGTACATAGATTGCTTAGAAAATTCAAATACAAACCTAAGGTAGAATTTGATGGGCATACTGAATGCTTCTCAGAAATTCCCAAAGAGGTCTATATGTTGCTTGATAGGTTTAATAAAACAAATCAATTGCAGTTAATTGCATAATTTATTCACTTTCCAAAGCTCGCATTACGCGGGCTTTTTTTATTGGGAGAGCCTTATGTCTATTCTTAGAAAGGCGTTTGAAAATTTCGAGCTTGAAGAATTTGACGAAGAAAATCGGACATTTACAGGCGTTGCAACAACAATCAATTCAGACCGAGTTAAGGACATTGTGGTGCCAGAGGGCGCGGTCTATACACTGCCAGTACCACTGTGCCTACATCACAAGCTAGAAGAGCCGTGTGGTGAAGTTCAGGTCGCAGTAATTTCACCTAATCAAATCCGTGTGAAGTGCCAGTTACCGAAAGTAGTTGAAGAGGGTGAAGTTAAGAAGATCGTTGATAAGGCACTGCATAGCATCAAATACAAACTCATTAAGGGTATGTCTATTGGTTTTATTCCTGATTGGGATGAAGCGGAGATGCTGCCTGGTGGTGGGGTGAAATTTAAGAAATGGGAATGGTACGAACTGAGCCTTGTGACTGTTCCATGTAATCGAGAAAGTCAAATTGATTACACCAAAGCATTTGAGGAACACAAAGCCGCGTTGGGCAAAAAACCTCAAGACGTTCCAGGTGGCGCTTCACCTGAACAAAAACACGTTGTCGTAAAACTTAATAGCCCAACAAAGGGTGGAGTGAAATTAGTATGAACAAATATTTAAAACAATTGCTTGATGCTCTTGCTGCTAAAAACTTAGAGCTTCAAGGTCACATGACCAAATCTTTAGATGCTGGACAAACACCGGATGAAGAAGCTGAAAAGTCTATTCAAGCAGTTGAAGCCGAAATTGAGCAAATTGAAAAGAATATTGCTCGCGTTAAAAAACAAATCGCTGCTGCTGAAGCTGCTGCAAAAACTGCAACTCCTGTTGATGGTCAAAGCGAAGAAGGTGCAAAAAAATCAGCTGAAGGTGATCCAGACCCTGGTAAAAAAACCAAAGTTGAAATCATGCCTCTCGCTAAAGGTGTCGGTTTTGCTCAATACGCCCGAGCAAAAATTTTGTCACAGTTAGCGGCCAAAGAAGGTAACTATAAGTCCGCACTTGATATTGCGAAAGAGCGCGGCTTTGGTGACGAGGTTCAGGACCTTGTGACAAAGGCAACCTTGGGTACCACTACCGATGCCGGATTTGCAGCATCACTGGTTACTGAAAACCGCTTAGTTGGTGAATTTGTTGACATGCTTCGCGCTGCAACTGTATTTGATCAACTTACAGGTTTCCGTAATGTGCCGTTCAACTCGAAAATCCCAAGCCAGTTAACCGGCGGTACCGCTTCATGGGTAGGTGAAGGTGCTCCAAAGCCATTAACAAACCCAACCTATGGTGAAGTGGAAATCAAAGAGCACAAGCTTGCTGCGATTACTGTCTATACACAGGAATTAATGCGCCGCTCTGATCCAGCTGTAGATATTTTGGTTCGTGATGATTTGATTGAAGCATCAAAAACTTTAATCGATAACACGTTCCTTGATGCTGGTGCTGCTACTGCGGTTCGTCCTGCGGGTGTTTTAAATGGGGTAACAGCCACTCCAAATACAGGCACTACAGCAGCAGATTATGAAGCTGATTTACTGGCTCTAGTGAATAGCTTTGTGACGGCCAACCTTTCATTGGATGGCTCATACTTCGTAATGTCGGAAACACGCGCGGCTCAAATCAGCTTGCTTCGTGATGCGCTAGGAAATACCTACTTCCAAGGCATGGCACTTCGCGGTACTCGTACATTGATGGGTATTCCGGTAATCACATCACAAACAGTCGGCGACAAGATCATTCTTGTGAAAACTTCTGAAATCCTGCTTGCCCAGGATGGCGGTGTGGATGTGTCTTACTCTGATCAAGCAACCTTGGTTGATGGTGGTACGACTCATCACTTATGGCAAGAAAACAAATTTGCTGTACGTGTTGAGAAATTCATCACTTGGGCAAAACGTCGTCCGATCGCAGCGGCATTCCTTGATTACAGCACACCGTAATCTTTAAATGCCCAAAAACAGCTCCTTAGTCGGGGCTGTTTTTATATCTAAGCATCACAATTGTTTAGCTATAGGAACAGTCTATGAAGATTAAATATTTAAAGATGACCCACGATTCCAATGTCGGGGATGTAAAAGAAATTCCTGATTTTCAGGCAAATGTACTGCTCAAAATTGGTGTTGCAGAGGCCTATGTTGAGCCTAAAAAGGCAGCACCAAAAGCGAAAAAAGAAGATAAAACCAAAGAATAGGATGTAAAGAATGGGCTTTTTCGGAAATTTATTTGGCAAAAAGAAATCCCTCCAAGGAGTCCATTCAAACCAAGGGTGGACTTCTTTATTTGTACACGAGCCTTATTCTGGTGCTTGGCAAAAGAACGATGAGCTGACCCGGGAGGATCTGGCAGCACATCCTGCAGTTTTCTCATGTATTTCCCTGATCTCTCAAGATATTGGAAAAATGGGTGTTTTGCTTAAAAAGCAGAAAGGCGGAATTTTAGTTGATGCCCCCATTCCTGATGACTTGGTTGTTCTTAAACGTCCAAACCATTACCAAAACTGGCAGCAGTTTTTAGAGTTCTGGATGGTCTGCCGAAAATTACGCGGTAATGCATACGGATTTAAGGTGCGTGATGTATTTGGACAGGTAGTTAAAATTGTTATTTTGAATCCAGATCAGACAAAGCCGTTGATCAGTGATGATGGTCAAGTATTTTACCAGCTGGGAGTTGATCGGCTGAATGGGACAGAATCCGTTGTTGTTCCGGCCTCTGAGATTATCCATGATCGTGAAAACTGCCTTTACCATCCATTGGTTGGCATTCCTGCCATCACTGCGTATGGAATTTCAGCAGGACTTGGCTTAAACATTCTGAAAAATTCTAAAACCTCTTTTGGGAACATGAGCCGACCAAGCGGTATTTTGGTTGCTCCTGGTGCTATTTCAGAAGATAAAGCTCGCGCCATCGGTGCGGCATGGAATGCGAATTACACAGGCCAAAACATCGGTAAAACTGCGGTACTGGGTGATGATTTGAAGTATCAGCCAATCAGCATGACAGCTTCAGACACTCAGACTATTGAACAGCTGGAAATGACGAATCAGATTATTTGCTCAGTGTTGCATGTGCCAGCCTTTAAGGTGGGCTATGGAACGATTCCTGCGGGTCAGAAGGTTGGCGATCTGAATGAAATCTATTTCTCTGACTGTCTTCAAAGTCCTGTAGAGGCTATTGAAAACTTGCTTGATGATGCATTTGATTTAAAAGCACGCGGCCTTGAAATATTCCTTAATGTTGATTCTCTACTCCGTATGGATAAAGAAACAAAAATGGGTATTCAGGAGCGCGGTGTTAAGGCTTCAATCTTCACTCCAAATGAAGCGCGTCAGCAGTTCAATTTAGAGCCTTTGGTTGGTGGTGACACGGTTTACATGCAACAGCAGAACTATTCTCTTGAGGCGCTGTCTAAGCGTGACCAGAAAGATGATCCTTTCGGAAAATCCACACCAAATACACCGCAAAATACCGAAAATTCAGACCAAAAAGGCCAATATCAAGGCATTTTTAAGGCTGAAAACCAGTATAAATCAGGCCAGTTTGTGACGCATAAGGGCTCGTTATGGCACTGTGAAAAGGATCATTCAGGCGAGTTTAGCCATGAAAACTTCAAATTAGCGCAGAAAAAATGGGGTGAAGAATGAGTATTGTGAGTCTTGAGACCCTAAAGGAGCATTTGCGCTATGACGATGATTCAAATGACACGATGCTTCAGGGTTATTTGGATGCAGCAGATTCGGTGGTGTTGAGTTACATCACTGATGAACTTGGACCTGATTACCCTAAAGCGATTCATCAGGCAATTTTATTGCTGTGTGGATATTGGGACCAGTACCGCAATGCTGAGCAGGAAATGCCGGTGAATGGCAACTTTCTGCCGATGCCGGTGCAGAGCCTGCTTTATCCATATCGCAAGCCTACAGCGATTTAGGAGGTTGTATGGCCCAACGTGCCGGCGAACTATGCCACCGTGTGACGATTCAGCATAAAACCACGACCTATGATGAATACAACTATGAAACCGAAGCTTGGATTGAATACAAAAAGCTTTGGTCGAAAATTGAATTCCTTTCAGTAAAAGATTCTCTAACAGCGAAAGCCGCCGGATCAGAAACCACAGCTCGGCTAAAACTGCGCAAGCGTGATGATATTGATTCAGGCATGCGCGTTTTATTTGATGGTCAGACCTTTCAGATCGTTTCACCACCTAAACCAGACAATGAGAACGGTCGTATTTACATGACATTGGAGTTGTCATTAGTGGGGTAAGCCATGTCAGTAGAAGTAAAGATTGAAGGCTTGGAGTCAGTTCAAGAGAAACTTAAAAGACTTGGCAATCCTCGCTTAATCAAAAATGCTGCTCGACGTTCAGCTCGTAAAGCTATGGCGATTGTCCGTGATGCGGCAAGAGCCAATGCAAAGGCTCTGGATGATCCTGAAACAGCCGAAAAGATCTGGAAAAATATTGCGATTGCTGCCGGTAAAACCCGAAATCCAAGCGAAGTGGTGATGCGTGTCGGTGTGCGTGGTGGTGCGTCATTCTCTAATCCAAATCCACCTAACACACCAGGTGGTGACACTAGACATTGGCGCTTTAAAGAGTACCCCACGATCTATGGTCCAGGTACTCCATTCATGCGCCCAGCCTTACAAAACAACATCCAAGCCGTAACCAATAGCTTTGCTGAAAACTTCAATAAAGAAATCGACAAGGAACTCGCAAAATTATGAACATTTTACCTGTAGTTCCGGCATTGAAAGCCAGCCCTGAAGTCACGGCATTGCTCGGTACCAATCCTTTAAAAGTCTGGGAAGATATTGCGCCAAGTGGCACAGCATACCCTTATGCAGTCTGGTCGGTAGTCACGGCAAATCCTGAAAACAATTTAGATTGCCCGCCAAACACTGATCATGTGTCATTCCAGATTGTGGTTTATGACACTCAACAGAAAAGAGCGTCAGAGATTCGAGAAGCAATTCGTAAGGCTTTAGAGCCACACTGTTATGTCACCAACATTCACCCAAACCATTTTGAGCGTATAGCTGACACCAACATTTTCGGACGCGGCTTTGATGCGAATTGGTTTTTGGATCGATAATTTTTAAGCTTTACACATGGCACCCAAACGGGTGCTTTTTTTATGCCTGAGTGTTTTATATGCGTTCAGCATTCAGGCTCATCACAACTCAAAAGGAGTTAATTATGAATGCTATGTTAAAACCAATCGCAATTGTTAAAGTCGAAAATGGCGAACCCATGACGACCACTTTGCAGATAGCGCTTGGCTTAGGTATCCAGCATGCAACAGTTATTAAGTTGGTTAGAACTTACATGCCTGACTTCCAAGAATTTGGAAGGGTTAGATTTAAAATCCAATCCTTTGAGACAAATGGTGGTACTCAAGAGCGTAAATTTGTCCCATTAAATGAACAACAAGCCACTTTCCTAATGACGCTCATGCGAAACAGCCCGCGAGTAATTGAGTTTAAGAAGGCTTTGGTGAAAGCATTCTTTGAAACGCGAGAATTCATTCGCTCACAAGATCAAAGCTATAACAATATTCACAACAAATTATCACTTCAGCTTGATCTGGCGAAATCAGATGCAAGCCTTGCAGGTAGTGTTTTAGGAAGCTATCGCAAGAAACGAGATTTATTAATGACTGCAATCACGGAAGTCGAGCGACTTATGCAGCCATGTCTATTTGAATAACCAAATTATTTCCAAACCAATGCCACCACTCGGTGGCTTTTTTTATGCCTAAAATTGAGGAGTAGCTACTCATGGCGAAGAAAGGTGTTTTATCTCAGGGTACGCATGTATGGATTTTACATGGCGATACTCCAACATTAACAAAAATGAACTGCATCAAAGCTCTAGTGCTTGGCGATGACAGTACCACAGAAATCAATACAACCTGTCTGGAAGAAGAAACCACAGCAACTTCGGATTGGGGTTTAACTACACCGGGTGAAGGTTCAATCCAGATTGATACTGATCCCAAAAACGCAACTCACATGACTTTATTGCAGCTTGCGGCTGAGCGTGCGGAAGTGGGCGTGTATGTAGGCTGGTCTGATGGCGATGCTGTACCAACAGTTTCCGGAAATACCGTGACACTCCCAGAAGATCGCACATGGTCATCTTTCCGTGCAATTCTGCGCAAAGGCTCACCGGTATTTGATGCTGATGCGCTGGTAAATCACACCATTCCAATGAAACGCCAAACTGAAGTAACTGATGAATTTAAGGTGGTGGCTCCGTGAAGTTAAATGAAATCATTCAAGGCTCACTTGTAAGTGAAACCCATAACAAGACTGTTGAATTTAAGCATTTCGGCAAAAAAGAAACTGTCGAAATCTCTATCAAACAATTGCCTTATGCTGTGACAGAGCCACTATTTACTCGCTTGAATAAAGGGGAAGATGTGGTTGCTGAATGGATTTCTGCTGCTTTGGTTGATGAAAACGGCAAGGCTTATTTAACCAAAAAACAAGTTGCAGCCAACTTCACTCAATCACTGGCTTCGGCAATTTTCAATGCGATTCTTGGTATTGAAAAAGCGCCTCTAGATGAAGAGGGAAAGTCAGACTAACACTGGATGATGAATTCTGGTGTGAACTGGTTTTGAATGGGGTTGGTGGTCGCACGATTGCTGAAGCCAAGTTAAATATGACTAATGCTGAAGTTTCGAAATGGGCTGCTCTTAGAAATAAGCGCGGCTCATTTTTCACAGGGCGTAGGATTGAGCAAAGTATCGGGGCTTTAATGGCTCAATATAGACAACATAATGTTGGGCCAGAGGTTGAAGTCAATCCGTATGATTACATGCCTCACGAGGATGAACCAGAAATGTCCTTTGAAGAGCAGCGCATGCAGGCTATTAAGAAGAAATCAGGTTAGCTTGGTTTCTTTTTCACCTAATAATTAGTATCTTGTCCTGAATAACAAATATTTGGGGTGGGGTGTGGAAATAGTAATAGCAGTAATTGTTGGTGTGATTATTTGGTATGTTTTGAAAGCTAAAAAGGCAGCAAGTGAAACAAGTATAAATCCAAACCCAAACAACATTTCATACGCGTACAACATTGTGGGTGAGCAAGCATATCAAAATAATTTAAAAAAAATAGCAGGACCAAAAGAGGAAGAATCAAAGTTTTTTGAATGTTATGCAAAAGTTTCATCAGATCCATTTAACCAATATGACAAAAATGCAATTAAAGTTGAGATTAATGGCTTGATCGTTGGTTATATAAGTAAGGTTGAGGTAGCTAAATTAGCTGGAAGAGTAATAAATAAAACAGTTCCAGCAGTTATCGATGGCGGTTGGCTTGACGATGATGGTGAGGGTAGTTATGGTGTAAAGCTAGCTATTACAAACACCAATAATTTGCTTTAAGGAATGGGTATGAAAAAAATACTATTTGCAGGGTTTGCATGTCTGGGTTTGATTGGATGCGCTAGCCCAACCAGCGATATGCTGAAAAATAATTTCACCACCATTCTACCTAATGACAATTCATTAAATGGATACTGGTCTGGCAACAATGGCCCTTATCTAGTGACATTTAAATTCAATGGTGATGGAACCGGATTGATGTGTTCAAGTTATGGTGATTCAAATACATTAGAAAAGCTTAAAATTGCTGACGGTGTGATGTATATGCAGAATGGATTAAAACAAACCATTACTAAAAACACTAATGAAGAGCTTACACTGAAAGTTAACTATTTAGGATCTGCCACATTTAATTATAAGCCTGATCCGCGATTAACTAATGCATCACCTTATTGTGAAAAAAATCTATAGAAGTATTTAATGGTTCTAGAGCGTCCGAAAGGGCGCTTTTTTATTGCCTGAGGAAAAGTTATGGCAGCAGCATCCCTTGGTCGATTGACCCTAGATTTGGCAGTAAAACTCGGTTCATTTGAACAGGGTATGTCACAGGCAGAGCGCAAGACTAAACAAACCACTGATGGCATGAATAAGGCATTTGCTGGATTTAAAGATCAAGTTGCAGATGCATTAGATGGAACGCAATTAGGATCGCTTGTTGATTCATTTAATACCAAAATGGCATCGCTAAAAGGCGGGGTTCTTGTTGCGGGCGCAGCACTGGCTGGTATGGCGGTTGGAGGTATAACGGCTGCTGTTGGTGGGCTAACTCATCTAGCAATTGAAACAGCAAAGGCAGATAGTCAATTACAGGTTTTGGCAAACCGAGCAAATACAAGCGTAAAAAGTTTTCAGATCTTGGAGTATGCATCCCAAGGTTTGGGCGTGTCACAAGATCAACTGGGTTCTATTCTGGCTGATACACAAGAAAAACTGGGTGAATTTAGTGCAACTCAGGGTGGTGGGGCTGCCGACTTCTTTGATGCCCTAAAGAATAATACAAAACTATCTGAAGATCAGATCAAGTCATTCGCCAAAACACTTCAGGGCAAGGATGGTATTGAAGCAATCCAAATGCTTAATGATAAATTGGATGAGCTTGGTGTTACCTCGCAAGAACGTCGCTTTGTATTTGAAAGCTTGGCATCAGATCTAGGGAATCTTGCACCGTTATTCGCAGAAAATGGAAAACTTCTGGACGACTACGGCAGGGCGTTGGAAGATGCCGGGATACTCAAAACAGAAGAAGCTATCAAGCAATCTCAACTTCTGGCAGCACAAACACAGGCTGTTAACCTTCAATTTCAAGGCTGGAAAAACCAGCTGGTATCTGGCTTTATGCCAGCAATCGTGGATGTAGCAAATGCAATTTTTGGTACATCGAAAAATGGTATTCAGCTTCAACAGGTTGGTGAGGGCATTGGTTCTGTATTAAGAACAGTAACCAAAGTTGCGCTTGGAGTTTCAGCAGCTTTTAGCATAGCCGGCAAATTGATTGGCGGTGTGGCTGCTGCGATTGCTGCTCTTAAGGGTGAGAAAATCAATACTATCAATATTATGTTTGATGATATTGCTGCCACTCTTGATGATTATGGAACTCGTATAAATTCCCTAAGTGAATCCAGTTCAACTGCAAGCACATCATCTAACAATTTGGTAAATGCTATTCTGGCTGTCAATTCAGCTTCTACCAAGTCTGCAACCGGATTAAAGATAGATACTAAGGCTGCGGATGAGAATGCTAAAGCTAAGGAAAAGGCCGCAGCAGCTTCAGCCAAAGCAGCAAAAGAACAGGAAAAACTTAATGGCCTTGTTGGTGCTTCAGCATTAAATGGATTGCGTATTAAGTCTAGTGAATCTGTTGCTGGCGGCAAGGTAAGAGGTTATACAGCAGAATTTGCCAAACTGGCTCAAGATGCTTTAGGTTCTCAGCTTAATCGTTTTACAGCTTTTAATGACAGCTATCATAAAGGTACTAATAGCAAACATGCAGTTGGTCAGGCTTTTGACTTTACTGTTAAGGATGAAAGTGAAGCCAATGCCTCAATTAAGCGACTACAAGAAGTAGCCAAAAAATACGGCTTTACCATTAAGGCAATTAATGAATATGCGAATCCATCTGGGCGATCTACTGGTGGGCACGTGCATGTCTCTGTTCTTGGCTATAAAGGAACGAGTGAGATACTCAAGGACGCTCAGGCAGAGGTGTCAATTGTTGCAAAGGCTAATGAGGATACTCAAAAACTGAGAGAGGAAGCTTTAAGAAAGCAGCATGCTATTGCTAAAGAGTTTCTTTCTGGGCAGGAAAAGATTGAGTATGAAAATGCCGTTTCTATTCAAGAAATCAAGGAGGCTTTTGCAGAAAATGATCCAAGCCGTGAGAAGTATTTAAAGCTTCAAAGACTGGTTTATGAAAAAGATATCGCCGAGTTTAAAAAAGCTCAGGATGCAAAAAAGCAAGCCGCATTCAGCGCAATAAACAATCCGATCAGCGATATGGTGGGTATTGGTGTAAATGCCAGAGCAAAAGCATCTCTAAGTTCCAGCCAGTATGACCAATGGAGCATTAATAACAACCAGCAAGATGGTTATTCTCAGCTTGCTGATAGTCTTTATTCTGCTCGTGCAGCTATTGAAGATGATGAGTTTTTAAGTGAAACAGAAAAATATGCGCGACTCAATGATGCGTATAAAACCTATCTGGACGCTAAAAAAGCTCTAACGGAAGAGTATGCAAGCCAAGAGTGGGAGTTAGAGTTTCAGCAATACAACAATAAAATGAACCTGTATGGTGAAATGTTATCTCAAGTCAGTTCGATTTGGGGCAACATGACCCAACTTGTCAAAGACAGCCAAGGTGAGCAGTCTAGCGCTTTCAAGGCAATGTTTTTGATTCAACAGTCAATGGCAGCAGCCCAAGCAATTATCTATGCCAATGTTGCTTCTGCGGCAGCGTTGGCACCACCTCCTATTGGTTTAGGGCCGGTTGCTGGTGCTCCACTTTCATCCTTGATCAAGATCAATGGATACATGAGCGCAGGTATCATCGCCGGCCAAACCATTGCAGGCATGGCCCACGACGGTATCGACAATATTCCGAAAGAAGGCACATGGCTCTTGGATAAAGGCGAACGTGTTGTCGATAGTCGGACGAATGCCGATTTGAAAAACATGATTGCCAATCAGAGCAACAATGGACCTCAAATCAATATCAATGTTCCTCCTGGGTACACGGCTGAGCAAAGTCGCGGTGCTGATGGGGCTGTAACCATTGATATTGTGGAAAAGAAAATCAAGCAATCTTGGTCTAATTTGGCGAATCCAAACTCGTTTGAATCAAAGCAGGTGCAGCGCAACACCACAGCGGGAGTTAAGCGATAATGAATAGTTTTGCGTTATGCCCGTTACAAGCCGGGTATTCCTTTTCACCTGGCAACAATATGTTGGAGCAGCAACTTCCTGGCGGGTTCGCCCGTCAGCGAAGAATGTTTGTAAATAACGTGCATGTGGCCAATGTATCTGTACTGCTTAAAACCAAAACCCATGCTCAGTATTTCTGGGCATTTTGGCGATTGCATACGCTCGATCCAAAGCCATTTTTATGGCGACTGATAACTGACTCAGCTGAAGCACAGGATCATACCTGCCAGTTCGTCGCTGATTCTCTGTCAGTCGGTGAGCGTAGCGGTGTGATTTATTCCGTGTCATTCCAGGTGCGCTGTAAACCGTTAAACAATGGTGATTTGACCTTCGATCAGCAGATTGTGGACCTGTGGGAATCGGGCAATCCACTTGAGATGCTGAATTTACTTGAAAAATTAGTGAACGAAACAATGCCGAATGCTTTGGGGGTCTCATGAGTGATTTAGATAAATTCCATTTGGATGCAACACCAAGCGCGGCCATGCTTGAGCTGATAGAGATCAGTCATCCACTCTGGCCAAAGCCACTGCGCTATGTAACCAATCATGCAGATGGTGTGACCGTAAAGCACGAAAATGGAATGGTATACAACTATGAGTTTATGCCGGTGCAGATCAATAAAGGCACAACCTCTGACGATTTAGACCAAAACATTAAGGTGACTGTAGGTGATTTGGGTCAGGTGGTGCCGCAACTGCTTAAGATTATCCGTGATGCGAATAATTTTGAGCGGCCTAAGATTATCTATCGCGCCTATTCGTCCACTAATCTTGAGTCACCTGTACAGGTAACGCGAGGTTATGAGGTAGAAGAACGGAATACTGATCATCAGGCCACAACATTCAATGCAGCAACCAAGCGGGCTAACTCTACCGGCTCAGGGTTGTTTTATACGGTTGATGAGTTTCCAAGTTTAAGGTCGTTTTTCTAATGAAGAGTATTGATGCTTTACTGGATCGCAAATACGACCCAGAGAAATACCACTGTGTGCACTTTTTGATTGAGGCAGCTCAATATCTTTTTAACCAAGATTACTCAGACAGCTTTATTGGGCTCACATCTTCATTGCATGAAACTTTGCGAACATCAAGACATACAGCCACACGCAACAGGCAAATCAAGGAGCCAGTAGACGGCACCATTGTCCTGATGACCAATATAAATCAAAGCTCCCATGTGGGGCTTTTTTATTGTGGCAAGGTTTTGCATTTGACTGAAATGGGTACTCATTTCTTACCACTCATCACCATACAACGCTTTTACAAACGGATTCGATACTATGAGCCGATTACGTATTTTCAGGAACCCGGTTGATGAGGGCGATGAAGTTCTTCACATAAGAACAGACAAGGTTCTTGAAACCTTTATCGAAGTAAAAAAGAAAAGCCCGCAAGCGCGGGTTTTTTTACGTCCAGCATGTCAGCAAAACGATGTAACGCCATCTAATCACATAGATGCTGCGTCCTTGCAAATGCTGGCCAAAACGAATGACTTTGATATTGTGTGTGAAGCGGGTGAGCCTCTAACAATCTTCCTTGTGGCTACTGCAGTTCTGTCTGCCGGTCTTGCGATTTACACCTATCTCAACATGCCAGACGTTCCACAAATGGATCAAAAGTCTGGAAATAACGAGCTATCAAATCGAAATAACCGTGAGCGAATAAAGGGGCGAGTACCTGATATTTATGGAACCGTAAAATCTATACCAGATCTGGTTGCACAGCCAATTCTTTATTACAAAGAAGATGGGGTGGAGGTTGAAGAATGTCTGATGTGCCTTGGTCGTGGTGAGTTTGAAATATCAGACATTAAAGATGGTGATACCTTTGGCTCAACGATTGATGGTTTTTCAACATCAGTTTATGCGCCCGGTATAAATCTGACCAGCACACCTCAAATTCAGATTGGCAGATCATTCACTGAAGCACCTTTGATTGGGAAAAAGAGCTCAGCTATTACTGGTCAAACCTTGCCAGATCCAACTGAGCCAGTCATTGACACGGCTGTTGAAGGTACAATGTATCCACAGTGGCCGAACCGCCTGTATTTGGTTGGTGGTGGTTTGGATGCAACCTTTAATACTGGTGAATCTGTGGTAATTCGTGCAGAGCAGATCGGGGTTAAGGATATTCAATTATCTGGATCAACCAATGTGGAGCGAACAGGTGTAATCACGATTGGCTCACCAGTGAATGTTGAAAGTCCAAATGATTTTAAAGGAATTCAGATTGATACGCTTCTGATTGAAGATGCCGTGAATGGAATTCTAGATTTATCTGGTCGATATACTGTTTCATCTATATCCAAAAGTGGATCATATGCATATGAGATAACTTTAGGAAACCCAGTAGCGGTAAACCCAAACTGGGCTTTGATGACTACAGATAATCTGGCCAACAGTTCCAATATTCTGACCAGTAACAGTAAGTCAATCAATATCTCTGGTAGTTACGCAAATATCACCAGCGTTACATCAGATTTTATTGAATTGGATATCCCTGTAGAGCTTCAATCAGAATGGGATAAACTTAACGGCATTACAGTTAATAGTGCGAATATTGAGCTTCGCAAATATACAGATAACTGGCTAGGTTGGCTCTACATCAATACTACTGATGTTGAAAAACTTCTATTCAATTTCTATTTTCCTAAAGGTTTGTTTTCGGTCCGTACTGATGGGAAAAATGCACAAATGCATGCTTCTTATGAAATTGAATATCAGGAAATTGAAGGGAATTCGCCGGTTGGTCCAGTGCTTACCTTGGATAACTACATGCTTCATCAAAGGCAGTCATCTTTTGGTGTGTCGGAAAGTATAGAGTTGCCAGTAGCTTTTGCTGAAGGTGTGCGTGTACGAGTTCGCAAGACTTCGCAAAACACCTATGCTCGCTCTGCTGTTTATGATGAGATCAAACTTAAGTCTGTCTATGCCTGCTCTTATCTTAAAAAACTGGTTTACCCAAAAGTCACTATGGTTCGCTCTGAAACGGTGGCGACCGATGGAGCTTTATCGGTAAAAGAGCGCCAGTGGAATTGCATTGCAACACAAAAGCTTTACACATATGCATCTGGCGCTCAATCACTCAGTAAGCAGCCAACGAATGACTTTGCCGATATCGTGGTTGCAATTACGCTTGATCCACTGATTGGTCGTCGTACGCTGAACGATATTGATGTTACCGGTATTTATACCACCTCAAATGAAATTAAGAGCTACTTTGGCACTCCATTAGCTGCGCATTTCAATTACACATTTGATCAAGGCTCTCAGTCTTATGAGGAATCTTTGGCTCAGATTGCAAGCTGTGTGGGATCGAATGCAAGGCGTGAAGGATCACAGATTTACTTCCAGTTTGAAAAGGAAAATCCAAACTCAAGCATCCTGTTTAATCACCGGAATAAGCGACCTTTCTCAGAAACTCGATCTGAGAAATACGGAATAGACCGTGAATACGATGGAGTGGAAGTAACCTGGATTGATCCTGCAGATGGATGGGTTGAATCAATCATTCGGTTGCCAAATGATTTCATTACAAATCCGAAAAAGCTTGAGCTTGCCGGTGTAACCAATAAGTATCAAGCGCACTTCTTGGCTCATCGCGCCTGGAATAAGATCCAGTATCAGCGTGAAACAGTGAAATTCACCGGGTATGGTGAAGCAGATTTGGTTTCTCTGAATGACCGGATTGCTGTGACGGATGACACTATTTCATCCATAGTAATGCTGGGTAATGGTGTTCCTTCTGGGGATATTGAGTTTTGGGATGGTCAGATAATAGGTGTTTCACAACCCACTAACCTTGATCCAGCCAAGAGCTACCTAATTCATCTGCAGCATATCAACCGGAGCGTTGAAGTGATGGCTGTAACCCAAGGCGAGGATGAATATCATCTAGTTTTAGAGCGCTTACCGATCTTGCCTTTAGTAGTTAAAAGTGAGTATGAAGAATATGCAAAATATTCTATTACTCTCTCCACAGAGAAAGATTCAGAAGCATTTCTGATTACCGAAAAATCCCACTCTGGACCATTCGAAAGCGAAGTCACTGCAATTAACTACGATGCTCGCTACTACAGCAACGACAAAGACCACATAAACAATTTGATTTAACAGCCACCCTCGGGTGGTTTTTTGATGCCGGAGAGAAACATGGCTGATCAACCAGTTACGAGAGAAAAGTTAATTAATGCTGATATTGATGTAGACAATCTTGGTAAAGCAGCAAATGAACTAGGCACTGTAAATCCGCGTTATGGAAATCCATACAAGACCGCACCTCAAGTCATTCAAGACTTGCAGCAAAAAGCTGACCAGGTAGTGGCTCAAGGGTTTTACAAGGGCTATACAACTGAGGCTTTGCTTTTAGCTGACAAGCCTGCTGTGGCTGAAATGCGTGCGCGTGCCGACGATACCCGTAAAATATATCGTTGGACTCGTACCAGTGCTGAAGGTGTAACTCCTGTCGCGGGCACCTGGACTGACACTGGTTTGAGTGACTTAGATCGTTCGATGAATTACACATCCGAGCGTGCTGAAGAGCTAAAGAATTTCGTTGCTCGGAAACTTTATGTCAGTTTAGATGACGATTTACATCAATTTGCAGATGTGGAAGGCAACATTGTTGCACGTATTGATCGGAAAGGCATGTTTCATGTTGTTGGACTTGATAACCCAATACAACTTCAATTTAGTGCTCAGCAACAAGAGGTTATGCAGGCGGTTGATGAAACTGTTAATGAGATTCGAGAATCGATTAATGTTTTAACTGATCAAGATGATTTACATGTATTTACTGATATTGAGGGAAATATTGTTGCAAGAATAACTTCACATGGTGAGTTATATGTTGTAGGTCTTGATACCCCAATTCAAATGGAGTTTTCAACTTTAAATTTGAAAGTAGGCACAGTGACAGAATCTATCAATCGACAAAATTATGGTACAGATGATCTTTATCTTGTCACTGATCTAGATGGCAATATTGTCGCAAGAATTAAAGAGGATGGTCGCTATTATATTGTCGGTCTTTCAAATGATATTGCAACTGAATTTGAATCTGTGCGAGATGAAATTAATCGTAAAAGTGAATCAATCAAAGATACTTCTATTGCTGAAAATCGATCATATAAAGATACAGTTACGCCACAAGTTCAGACAGTTCTTAATACATTAATGTACGCACAAACAGGAGCGAAAGCACCTGCACCGCTGCATTACTTTCCACAGAATTACACGATCAACAAAACATGGATAAATGATATTAATCAATTTGGTCGTGCTAACTCAACACGGCTTGAGATCAACAGTCCGTATCGTGATGACGACGGGGCTTGTCATCCTCACATTTTAGAGTTTTACAACGGGTTCCGTGGCTATCGATATATTATTGCTATCACTCCATATCATTTGACAAATGAAGCAGAGGAAAATCCATGCATTTACGGATCAAATGATTTAATCAATTTTGATTTGCTTGATGGATTTGATCAGCCACTTGATGTGCGACCAACTCCAGAATTCAGCAATGGCCATAACTCGGACAATGTGCTCGCGTACGATCCGCGCACTGGTGAGCTAATTTGCATTTGGCGACAAACATTGCGCAATCCAAATAACGATGGTGTACGTGTAGATGCTTTATGGATGCGTAAAACGAAGGATGGTTACAACTGGACAGCACGAGAGCGCATTTTTAAAAATACTGATCATGCGCTTGCTGGTGGTGCAGGATCACCAGCAATTGTCTATGACGTTGCGAGTGGCTACTGGCACATGTATCTGACAACATTAAGTTTAACCACTGACGCAATGCGTTTGTTTAAAGCAAAGCATCTTCATGAGGATGCTTGGGAATATGCAGGGACTTTGGTTTTACCTTTTAAGCCATGGCACCAGGATATAAAGATTGTTGGGAACAAAGTCTGCATGTTGGTGTACTGCTATCCACCAGATAACACAATTTACTTTGGTATTTCTGACGACTTTTTAAATTTCGAGTGGACACAAAACTTGTTGCTGGAAAACAACGCGTATAAAGCGAGTTTTGTCCCTGAATTCAACGACCAAAACCAAATGGCTTTAAAAATTCTTTACTCAACTGATGCTTCACCATCTGAAGCATCTGAAAAGTGGCGCATGTATATGCATCAAACTAATTTTACGAATGTAAGCTTGGAGCTACGCTAATGACTGTAATTATTAAATCTGACAAAAAAGCAACTGTGAGCATGGGCAACGTCAATGGCATTAATGGGCCACAAGATTGGGCTATGTTCTTTGATTTTGAAAACGAGCTTTATGCGACAAAACAAGCAGGTCTTTTAAAACAAGATTACAAGCTTACTGATGTTGTTGAAGCGACACGTCAAAATCTAAACGGTGCTCCAATTTCTATTTCAAAAGATGGTACTGAAAAGTTTGTTACATCAACAACAGAAATTCGTACAGCCTTATTAAAAAATGGTCGTTTCGGACTACTTGCTGAAGACGTGAATGAAAACTTTTTCTTGAATAGTTCAGCCCCTGCCACACAAACTATTGTTATGACAGCCGCTGCTACAAAAATTGTTGCATCTTGTGAGGGTACAGGATCGTTAACGATTACGGGCGATATTGTTGGTGCTCCAATTACAGTGACAGCTGATACTCCAAAAACATTGGAACGCTTAAGTGCTACTACAGCATGTAACTTAAATATTGCTGTCAGCGGAACGCTTACACATGCTCAAATTGAACTCGCAACTGGTGCTCAAACTGCAACTAGCAAAGTGAAAACTACTTCAACTTCGGCAATTCGAGCACGGGAACTGGTCAAAGTTAAGCAATCATTATTCAACTCAATTATTCAAAACAAAAGTGCTTTTACAGTCTTAGTTCAAACAATAGATTTCAACGGGACTGTGAATCAATCGAATCATGTTGTGAATCGATTAGGCTTAGAAGCTGGTTCAAATTTGAAACTTTTAAAAATGGGCGGTTTGGCGAATCAAGACCAATATCATGGTTACACTATTCAATATGTTGGCAGTACACCGACAAACAACACAGCTGTAATTTCTGGCTCATATTCGCCAACCAATCGCTTCCACCCATACAACAACGCTATTGCGATCAATAATGGGGGGATTCGTGGTGCATTTAACGGTGTTGCAGAGGGTGCATTGGCAATTGAAAATCCGTTTACTGTAACTGATATAACATTTGGTTATGGATATAACAGTCCAATTGCTCGAAACGGTTTGAGGGGTATCGTGACTAAATTAGTAGTTTATGATCGAGTTTTAACGCAATCAGAAATTACTGAACTTACTAATTCTTGGCTTTAAAATTAAATGAGCACTGTTAACAGTGCTCATTTCTTTCATTTTCCTCATCTTTTCATTAGAAAATTTTCGATTTTTTTACCTACATTGATAGACAAATCATCAATATAATTACTGTATGGTATAGAAATTAAGATGGTAACAACTAGTGTTGAAATACAAGCAATAATTGAGCTGGCTAAAAAACCAAGATTATTAAGTAATGCGTTGTAAAGAGGCATCGCTACCAGATAGATAACTAAAAAATGTAGTAAATAAATTGAAAATGATAGTTTTCCTAAAAAAACTAGTGACTTTTTATCAAGAAAATTAGACATTTTTTCATTCATTAAAATACTATAAACGATAAATGGAGCGGATAAAATGGTGACTAGTTTGTATGACTTATCCCCAAGAACATTGTATATCCATTGATAAGAATAGCTTGTGTTATGAATGCCAGCTAGGTATAGGCCTACTAAAAGCATTATTAATGAGGTAATGAAATTTATTCTTTTTCCAAAAAGGTAAAATGCCATACCTATAACAAAACACATAATACCAAAAGCAAAGTTTATTGAAACAATAGTGGCTGAAAGTAGGATTGATAAAGCAGAGAAGGCTAAGGCCAAGATTTTTTGTTTTAACTGTAGATATGCCAAGATAAAGATTACGAATGACCCAATTAACTCAACCTGCATTGTCCAAAGGACCCAATTGTAATTAGATTCACCAAAAATGAAAGATCTTATAGAGCCATCGTAAACAGCATCGAATATAGAGCCTGATTGCGATCCAAGGCGTGTAATCCAATCACTTGCATTAGTCATATTTAAATTTAGTTGAAATGCAAACCAATATAATAGAACTGAAAAAATTGCTGGTATCGCCAATCTAGGGTACCGTTTTATAGACATAGATAGAATTTTTTTATTTATATCTTTTTGTTTATTTAGTATGGCATAACTCAGAACAAATCCACTTAAAACAAAAAAAACATAAACTGCTGCATTGCCCGAATATATAAAAGCTAGGGGTGAATTATATAGATAATCAAAAAAATTATATTTTGGTAATCCGGATTGATCGTAGTCATGAAGAGATGGATAGAAAACTAATGCTAAATGGGAAAAAACGACAGCTATACAAGCTAGCCCCCTAATGCTTTCAGCAGAATTAATTTTTGACATAGTTCGAGATAGATAAATGTAATGTGCGAATGATAAAGGAAATGATTGACTAATGCCGAAAAATTTAGCAGCTATTACTGAAGCCTTAACATGGCTCGGCACGCCATACCATTATTAAAGCTTATACCACCTAACACCCAACAAACCATCACCAACCCTGATCTTTAATTAGATTGGGGTTTTTTATTACCAAAATTTAGGGGGCGCAATGTCAAATGACTACTCATCTGACCCACCAGTAGCAACAGCAGGTCAGCTTCTTGCTATATCAGACAAGATTAACGATCTTGGAAAAAGTATGGATAAGTTGGCTGAACTACCTCAAAAGCTTGACCGTATGAATATGCAGCTGGAGCAAGTAAATAAGGAGCATCAGCAAACCCGGAATGACTTAAGTCAAACCCGGGATAATTTGCAAGATGATCTGGATCGGGCTAAGTCAAACTTTAAAAGCGAGATTAAGCAGGTTCGGCAAGAATCAGATCTCAAAATTAATAACATCACCGAGGATATTCGGACCACCAAAAGAGAAACTGAAGTCGAGTTGCGCATTTTAAATGAAAGTAAAACTCGCGTGACTGCCTTAGGTGAATATTTTAAATGGGGTGGTATTGGGCTGATTTCTGCGATTGTTGGCTCATGGGTAGCACTGTCAAACGATGTTGAAGAAAGCCAGCGAAAGACTGATGAAAATACCCAGAAAATCCAGGTCCTTGAAAAGCAGTCTGATCAGACAATTCGCCTCCTAGATGAAATCCGCAACAAACTTTATGAACGCAACTATATGAGTGAAACGAAATGAATTTTTTACAAGAAAATGCGCTGAAATATACCAGCGTCAAATGGCCTCTAATTGGGGCTTTTTTATTGGGCGTTATTCCTGTTTTACTGCAGGAAGGAATCAATACACAGCTCATTCCGGCTGAATACCATTCATTGATTTTAACCATCGTACTGCCTGCGCTGGCTTACTTTGGTAAAAAGAAATATCAGCCAGAGCTACATCCCGAGCCAACAATTTTAGGCTTTGCAAAGCTGCCTGCTAATTCAATTACCTTTGATGAAGCATTCCGGCGCTTGATCGGTCATGAGGGCGGGTATACCAATGATAAACGCGACCCGGGTAACTGGACTGGTGGTAAGGTAGGGGTAGGTGTATTAAAGGGTACTAAATACGGTATTGCTGCAAATACCTACCCAAATCTGGACATTAAAAACCTATCACTTGCCCAAGCCAAAGAGATCTACAAAAAAGACTGGTGGGATAAATTGGGCGGTAATGGTCTGCATTCAGCTATCACATTCCAGCTCTGGGATTTTGCAATTAATGCCGGCAAGAAACGTGCGATTCAGGAATTACAACAAGCAGTTGGCGTAACTGCAGATGGCATCATTGGGCCTAAAACCATGGAAGCTGTGAATGCACATGATCTGAATGATGTGATTCTAACTTTGACTGCTGAGCGGTTAAGGTTCTATACGTCATTAAAAACATGGCCGACATGGGGCAAAGGGTGGGTCAATCGTGTTGCGGATAACCTTAAATATGCAGCTCAAGATAATTAGTTTAATGCTGTGCATCCTTCTATCGGGTTGCACGGCTCATTCAATTACAACGAATGTGAATGTGGGGATTTTAAAGATATTAATAACTCAATAAGCCTCTCGGCTAAAACCTCCTTTTCATCGACCTTTAATTTATCCAAGAACTCCTTATTTATGGCCTGAAGGCGCTGAACATCAGCGGCTCTTAGTTTAGATTCACTATTTATTTCCCTATAAAGATTTTGATAATTATTAGTAAAGAGCAGATCAATCACGTTCTTCTCAAGTACCCCGGATTTAGTTTTATTTAGAATTTTATTAAGGATAGTTAGCTTGCTATGCGTACTTGTGAAATGATTATCAAGGTCCTTGAATGCTATACTCTCTATACCGTACTCGTATTGGAAAATATAAAAGAAAAACATATCTTTAGCTTTTAAATAATCTCTTACGCACTCCATGGCTAAACTAGACGTAAGTTCGTGATTTTTTTCATCTCTCCAATCATTAAACAGTTGGGCAGCAATATATGCAGCCACCAACGTAGTAATTCCCCCAAAGAAACTAGCGGTTACTGATAAAGCATCCTTTAAATTATCAACGCTACCGTCATACAACAAATAAAAAATAATCGCAAAAAGAAATATTGTTGAAAATGCGGTGGCTAAAATTACCGTAGATGCTAATTTTGAAATATTCATTATTCCTTCCAGCTATCCACAATATCAGCCCAATCCTGCATCATTTTTTTACGGTCCGCTAGATACTTGGCGTGGTTATACGACGCACGGGTTTTATTCTCATCCGCATGTGCTAACTGTGTTTCAATCCATTTTTCTTCATACCCCAATTCATTTAGCAAGGTTGATGCAGTAGCCCGGAAATCATGTGCTGTGACATTCTGCATAATGTACTGCAAGGCTCTATTTATTGTTGTTGCTGGCATCATCCCGCCATTATAGACACCCTCAAAAACATATTTTTTTCGGCCAGTAAGCTTCTTTTGCTTGAGTAGAAGTTGATAAACCTGCTCAGACATTGGAACTACATGCGTTCTATTTTTCTTGGTTAGACGCATACCCTTTTTGAGCTGTTCGCGTGTCTGCTTTTCAAAAGTAATAGTTCTTTCTTTAAAATCAATAAATGACCATTGGAGTCGGCGTACCTCAATTGTGCGAAGCATTGTATAGAATAAAAATAAAATAGAATTGATCGTTGACTCGGCACCACCATAGCTATCGATCCGCGCTCTAAATATTTTACGTTCAGTTAGACTTAAAGGTCGTGCATGCTCTACCTCTGGACGTGCTATTACTTCACGCACCGCATAAGTTGGGTCGTTCTCAGCTCTCAATGTGGCGATTGCATAACGCATCACAGAACCAATCTTCTTTCTGTTTTCAATCGCAGTGACTTCACCAGAACCACGATTATCTTGACCCTTAACGCGCTTCACGGTGTTTTGCATGATCTTTAAAACATCAGCAGAGGTCACATCTTTAATATTTTTACGACCAATGACTTTATAGATATCCTTTTCCATTGCTCGATGAAAAGCATCTATATATGTCTGGGATTTATCTTGCAGGCGGTTAGCCACATACTCTTTTGCGATAGCTTCAAAACTATTTTCATCACAAAGCAGTGCAGCTTTTTCTTGCTGGCGATGTGCGGCAGGATCAATATTGTTGGCAAGTAGTGCTTTTATTTCTTCCTGCTTTTGACGCGCTTCAGCAAGACCAACAATAGGGTATTCACCCAGACTGATCATTGATGCTTTCCCAGCAAAACGATATCGAACGCGCCACAACTTTGTACCTGTTGAACGAACCTCAATACATAGCCCGCCTTGATCAGCAATACGGTATGCTTTTTCCATTGGTTTTAGTTTTTTTATCTTTGTATCGTTGAGCATGTGAGTAACATGGAAAATATTAAATCGTTACTCACTATATTACTCACAAAAGCGATTAATACAATTTAATTCTATTTTAGGGTATTTAAGCTGGATGGCTTAATTTAAAAGAGGTGAGGAAAAAGATTTAATAGCATTTTATAGTATTTAATTATTGTGATTATTTTCGATCATGAGAAGCATATTGAGCCTAACCTCTTGAATTTTCGTATATTACTTAACATTGCAAAATTACGTTACTCACAATGTTACTCACTTTGCATAAAGTGATTGATTTTAAGGGCATTAAAAAGCCGCTCAATCAAGCGGCTACTTTAGCACTTTTACAATGCCTTGTGACAACTTCATTCACATAACTATTAAGGTAGTAACTTCGTGGACCATCTTTGTGAGGTTGTTCAATTTCTCCCTTTTTAATCCGGTCATACAAAGTTGGCTCACTCATGTTCATGCGCTTGGCAAATTCCTTGATGCTTACCCGGCGTTCATCTTGATGGGCCATTGCTCGTTTGAGCTCCTGCATCTCATCAAAGATCGCCTGGAGTAAGTCAGTTGATTGCACTTCAACTTGCATCATTCACCTCCAATCTTTTACCTGCTTTGATTTCTGCATCAGTGGCGTGTCTGAATTGAGATTTAACAAAACCACCATAAATCTTTCCAAAGAACCATAAAGCCTTATCATTTGAGCTAGATACAATGTTTAATTCATCCGAATACTTAATGTCTCTATTTACTACATAGTCATTTCTTTCAAAAATATTGTGCTGGCGGCGGTATTCAAGAAGCTGATTATTCAGGAAGTCATCAAAGCCCCATTCCTCTCCTTGAGCTTTTGCTGCTTCATACCCACCCAACTGTTCAATTAGACTCACGACACCTCTCCCAAACTCTTCACCACGCCATACTGATCAAACTTTGCGATATATGATGACAGCATGTGGTAATACAGATCAGCATTGCTATTAATCTCAAGAATCACGCCAGTACCATTGTTCACGCGCTGTCT